CCAAGTATCCTTTCCAAACAAAAATATGCCGCCACACTCGTTCGGCGCCGCAGCAGCCGGTGAGTAAAGCGTACAAATGACCTTAAAGAAACAGCGAGTTGGTAAAGTTTTTAAAGTTTACGCAATAACCTCGCCCGGTGCTGCAAACAGCGCAATTTTTTTGATCGCGGTTGCCTAAATATTAACTTTATTATGGCATGCAAAAAAATAGTTTAGCAAATTCAACGTTCTGCATTTTTTTCAACAACTTAACTTTATTGACTTCTGGTCAAATGTGGACAAATGCGGACATTTGATTGCCCCAAATCGTGCCCCAAACGTTATTCTGCCCCAAAATTTGCCCCAATTTTACCCCCTAAGGGTCTGAGGCAATAACCATTCTCATAGCTTACAAATAACCCACTAAGGGGTTGCAAGTTGACTACTTTGCCAGCAGGTGCTTATGGGCGATTAATGAGATACGTTTCTTGCGCTACTACTGCTCACGGTGACTCCCGGTAAGGATTTTGCAGCCCGGCCTAAGGCAGTGTTGAAAGCAATTAAAGTGACTGGCCGACATTCATACTTTACCCGGTTCGAATGACTCTGAAACACAAAAACATCCTCTGGATACCTTTCCCGTCGCCGAGTTATCATCGCCATCGCCCTAGGTGGGATTTCAACGCGCAGCGCTTTCAGTCTCCCCCGCTCTCGTATCAGTATTGAATCATTATCTATGTCATCGTACCGAAGCGCCAACAGCCTACCCGCACTAAGGCTCGTATGGAAAATCAATGCCCACAAATCAGCCCAAGTATCTGAGTTGTTGGCAAGTTGACTATTTATTACCAAAAATTGCGCGAACGTTAACGTTTTCTTACTACTCACAGTTAACCAATCTTTCATCTATTATTCGTGAGGTTATTATCTCAGATGTTAATTTCAGGCAACAGTAGTTAACGTGCGGTTAATCACACTCCCCTTCAAACAAGGCTAGTATCCAGCCTCAAGCTGTTGAACGTGTGCATCGCAACTCCGAGCACTTCACATCTATAAGACACCCTCAAGTAAATACATACCCACGCAACCGTATCTTCAACTTAACTGTTCAGACCAGAAATATCTGGAAACATCAGGAATTTTCTCAGAAGATATACTCCGCGCAGAGACGCACACAGCAATAATCTCATCAAGTTTTTTCCCCTGAGTGTGCCTGCTCCGGGGATTTTTTTATCAAACAGGACTCATATCCTGTCTCAAGTCTTTAATCGCATGTGTTGCGACTCCGAGAACTTCCACGTCTTCCAGCGCCTCCCCTTCAATACTCTCTCCCTCCACTGTGATAAACGACTGTCCCATCAGCTTTGCGAATTGCAGTTCGCCCGCACAACGGATAAGTACAACGCTTCCCTGCGTCACTTTTAACGACAGGTCAAGAACAACGAAGCCGCGATCAGTCTCTATAATCTGAGAGTTCGCGCCAATGTTGCACGCAGCCGTGACAGTCAGTCTCTGCTCAACGTAGTCGGCGGCCGGTGAAGGAAAATAGCTGGCAGTCATTACATCACCCTCCCCATGTTGCGGAGAATCCACAGCCGATTTTCTGTATGTTCGGGCGTTTTGTCAGCGAAGCACGACTGATAGCGCTCTATCCAGTGGTTAGCTTCTGAATAAGATAAGTGGATGCCACGGCACACAAGAGAAGACACAAAATCGCGTGTGTGCAGGTACTGGTAGCCTTTCGAGTTGCGAAGAATCGACTCCCGAAAGGCCTGGTTGATGTCTGATTGTCGAAGCATGATCTTCCCTCCCATAAACACTGTTTATGCATACAGTAGTTTTATTGAGAGGGAAGATCAAGCGAGATTGCAGCTATCAATTATCATGACAGCCGCAATGTGTTGTTAATGAAAAGAATCAGCAGAACATGTTAACCAGCGCTTTGCCGGAAACATTCATTTTTTCCTAGGGTATAGCATATTGCCGAAATTCAACTTACCTTTCCCAGCATTAATGAATGGGAGCTCAATTTTCAAGAATGTAAATGTTGAGAACAACACCACACAAAAAAGGCAGGCTGGAAGTAATAAACTATACGCATAGAAATTGCTGCTTATTATTTCTGGCCACATTACCCTAAAAAGGATGAAAAAAACTATTCCGTGCATCAAATAAATACTATAACTTATTTCACCTAGCGCCCTTGAAGTTCCCATGCAAAATAAACCAAAAAAATCACCACCCATAACTACAATTATAAAGAAAATGAAGCATAAAATGCTAAATAATAATAAATGTTCTTTCTCTGAAGTAAACAAAGCCAAAACAAGCGAAAGCAACAGAATCAAAGAAGGGGCGACACCTTTAAATACACCCCTACCAAATTTCGCAGAATATTTTTTATTAAAAAAATAAGACACCCCACCAAGAACAAAGAAGATAAGATACAAACTATTAAAATATAAGAAATCAATTTTCATCAAGGAAAATACTGCTATAGCTAAACCTAGGCCTACTAATCCATATTTAATTTTTGAGATAAAATAGACACCTGCAAGAGAAATATAAAACAACCATTCATATCTTAGTGTCCATGTTACGCCAGCAGTAATCCTTTTTGAGTCATGGTAGCCATTCACTGAGTCACCAAGAAACACCATCCATTTAAAAATATCTTTAACCAGACTATTAGCATCACTAAATTGATAGAGCATTGTGTGAAATGATAATATAACCGTTATAAATACTGCGAATACATATAGTGGGCATATCCTAAATATCCTAGATTTCATTAGGCTAAGAAATTCAAGACTCCCTTTCAGTCTAGCTCTGTCAATTTTACCTATAAACAAAAAACCAGTAATCATAAAAAATATACTAACTGCAAAAACACCCAGGTTATTAAAAACTATAAAGTCTGGCGCCTTCCACTCGTCATTTAAAACCCAGGCATATATTATATAAAAGTGATGGGCGGCGACCATTAAAGCTAAATAACCACGCAACCCATCAATTTCAATAAAACGCCCATGCATTGACAGTGGAATCAATTTACCGATTGAATACTTGGTCAGAAAAAACGTCATCCCTAACGACACTAGCAAACAGAAACAAAAAAATACAATCTCCATAATTTTGGACCAAAAATGTGATAATTATGAAGAAAAATACAACAAAATATGAATTTTCACAAGATAATGTTTCACTACCTATTCATAGCGTAACCATATGAAAACATATAGTTTTAACCCCCCCCCCGCAATACCAGGCGGTATCAATTTAGGTTAAATGTTAGCTTTCCAGCAGTACAGCCCCCCGTGGTCATACGTTGATGCGCCGTTGCCCAGTCCTTCATACAAATCGGAACGGTCAAAGGAAAGCATGAAAAGCTCTGTTTCATCTCCATTAGTAAACGGGACAAGCGTGCACCATGGCCCGGTTGTGTTCGGAGCCAGATACACATCCTGCACAAATTCCCCCAGATACGGCAGGTCAGCGGCATAGCTACGCAGGTGTAACCTGTTTGCCGTGCCGCCGCTTGTCAGATAGACCGTTTCCCCGAAATGCACAAACTGGTTGCCTGTATCGCGCACGCCAGCAGGGACTTCGGCTGTCGTATATTCCTGCACAATATCGTCGTACAGCGTCGGGCTCCGGAAGGTTTTGCATCCGCTGGAAATGGTGTTTCCCGTCATCACCCACTGGCTGCTCGAAGCTTCATAGTAGAAATCGATATCCTCCACGTAGCTTGCCCCGATCCCGAAAAAACTGCCGTTGGCGTTCTTCAGTTGCACGGAGTTTCTGACGATGATCACGCCGCCCTGCAGCAGGTCCTGTTTCGTCTCAAAATAGAGTTTTGGCCGGTTGTTATCGGCCAGCCCTTTCCCCTGATAGTCCATACCGCACGAGATGCCCTTCCAGCTCTGACTGTTCCGGTCATACACCGCCTTGATACTGTCATCACCCAGCACGACATCCTCATCGGTTCCGTCAGTCCGCACCTGGAAAATCGCGCCAATCATCTGGACTTCACCGCTGTTGAAGTTGATACGAACTATCTGAGTGTACAGGTCGGAGATAGTGGTCCCTGTTCCCTCAACGAGAAAATAAAGCCAGTTACCGCGCTGAATAAACGTTCCGTCTTCATAGGTCAGAAAGCGAATGGAGACGGAATTCGCCCCGCTGGCAATTCGGTTTGAAAAACCACTAAAGACAGCAACATCACTGGCCGAATATGCATCCGTTTGTGCGAACACGTACGTTTTCCATGTGTCCAGGTATTCCAGCCTGCGGGCATCAAAGATGGCATAGTGCTCATAGCGGCCAATCCATTTCCACGTCCCGTCAGCGTTCACTTTTTTAAGCAGCAGTGACACCCCGGTATTTTGCACCTGAAGCACTGCGCCGGTCATATCCGAACCGGTGAACATGGTGGTATCAAGCAGACTCCCTGCGGCGTAGATTTCACAAATAACCTGGCTGTTCGAGACGCGGACCGAAACACTGTTCTGCTGGTCAACATCCGCGAACATTATACCCATCGTGGCATTGCCTGCCAGCCTGTCGATCGCGATCTCACTGGTTGCAAAGGGCATATAGCGATCCGCGAACATCACCACCCGGCCATTTGCTGTCGGGTTACGGAAAGAGACCTTTCCTGCTGACCAGGAATAAGCAAACACATTCCCGGCGGTGATATCGTAAATATTGCTCTGCAGATTCCAGGGATTGTTTTCCAGGTCCATGAAAGAGAGCATGAACGAGTCAGCGGCATTGTAAAAATCGCGACGCGCCCACTGCTTAGTGAAAGTGTATTCCAGAGGGTTGCTGAAACTGTCGAAGTCAGGCGTCTTTTCAGGCAGCCCGGATAAATCGACATGGTAAGGCGCGTTAAAAACTTTTGCTTTTGCCTGACTGCTCCGCGAGGACTGCTCAATCATGGCGGACACGTCATTGACTCTGACGACCTGATTGGAATAAATCTTCCTGACGGCGTATACGGGATCGGTTGTTTTTCTGACGCGTACCGCAACGTAACCGTCCTGTGTGGCCACTCCGCGATACGTTGCCGTCACATATCCGCCGCCCGATTTGAAGGTGAAGAGGTCCGATAGCCACCCCTTATCCGCGTCACATTGCATGATATAGGCGATAAGTTCCCCGACGGTGGCGGAGCCGTACTGCCCGTACATCTCGACAGAGTCGCCTTTTCGCACCGGGATGTAATACATCCGCCAGGCACTGTAAGCAGAGCCGGAGACGATATTACCGCCGCTGTACATCACTGAGTTATCAGTAATGACTGATGCCACGCTGGTATAGTCGACAGTTTTTACCGGCCCTCTCAGGTCTGATGCAAGGGCTTTATCCTGAGACGTCCGTGTTATGGTTGCCGCGGGTGTGGTGACGCGTACGCGCACGTAAACGAAACCATCCTGGGTTGCCACGCCCGTCATGACGCCGGTGCTAGACGATCCGGGTGATGTGTAAGTGGCGAGATTAGCCACCACCGCCATTGCCGCATCCAGCTGAATGATATAAGCAATAACCTCGCCTGCCGTGCCGGAGCCGATTTGCCCGAAATAGCGCACGATATCCCCAGCGCGAACAGGAACATACGCTGCTTTCCAGTTCTCACCTGCGGTGTCAGAAATCAGTCCGCCTGAGTATATAACCCGCCCCGTGATAGTGTATGTATCCGGTGCACTGGTCACATCCAGAGTCGTTCTGTTAGCCGCGGCAATATCGGTCTGCGCCCTTAAAGCGTGCACGTTGCCGGGCAGGGAAAACAGTTGCGTGGTTTTTGAGATGGTTGCTGCCGGAGTGGTAACACGCATCCGAACGTAAACAAAGCCGTCCTGTGTAGCAACACCTGTCATGACGCCGGTGCTGGACAAGCCGGGCGAAGTATAGGTGGCAAGTGGCGCCACAAATTTCATCTCACTGTCGAGCTGGATGATGTATGCCAGTACCTGACCCGAAGTGCCGGAGCCGATTTGGCCGTGATACTGAATAACCTCTCCTGCCTTCACGGGCAGGTAAGCTGCTTTCCAGCTATCTCCGGCGTTGTCCACCACCGAGCCGTCAGCAGACATAACACGCCCGATAATGTGGGTGGTGGTTGAGACGTTGGTGACATCCGTAGTCACACGATTAGCGGCGGTGAGGCTGGCCTCAGTTTTAATACCAAATACGTCAGCGCCGGGCGTGAACCGCTCTCTGCTCTGATAAATCACAGCTACCGGGTCAGTCACACGAACACGGATGTAAGCGAAACCATCCTGGGTTGCCACGCCGGATAAGACACCCGCTTTTTGGACTCCTGTCGACGTATAGGTCGCCAGGTTAGCCACCACATTATGGCCGGTGTCGAGCTGAACAATATAGGCCATCAGCTCATCCGGAGTGGCGCTGCCAATCTCGCCGTGATATTCGAGAACATCCCCTTTTTTTACCGGAACGTAAGCGGCACGCCATGACTCTCCGGCGGCATCTGTACGGGTGCCATCGGCATAAATTACCCGCCCGGTCACCCATGCAGTACTCTGAGATGAGGTAATATCAACAAGCGGTTTATTCGCCAGCACGTTCTGATAGCTGGCATAGCTTGCTACCCCTCCGGCGGCATCAATATCAGTCTCCACCAGAATTGTTTTTTTGCGCTGTGTCAGGGTGAAGTCTGCTGTATCCCTCACCCGGACGTATATATACCCGTCCTGCGTGGCGACCGCTGACAGCGTGGCTTTATCCGTTACGCTCCCGGTTGATGTCCACTCAGCCAGAGATGCCACGAATGCTTTGTTGGCGTCCAGCTGGATAAGATACGCCATCTGTTCGCCGGCGGTGTTAGAGCCTACCGTCCCGCTATAGGTGACTGTCTCGCCCGCCCTGACTTTCAGATACCAGGCATTCCACGTAGGGCTCGATGCAGTAGAGCCATCAGCATATATCACCAGCCCGGCAACAATTTCCGCATCGCTTTTAGCATCCCCTGTAATGTATCCCGTTTTCAGAGCGCTCATCGACGGCATAGCTCTGCCGGTAGCTGCCAGCGTGCCACCGTTATTAATGTACTCATCCGCCAGTGTGCCGCCATCAGAGCTGCGCACATAGGTTGTTGAGCCATCCGGGATGTTTGCAATATCAGCCTGAGCCGCTTCAAGCGTCATGTACTGCTTACTCAGCGGAATGATGTTCTGTCGGACCTCATCATTTTTCGCCATGAATCCGCGCCAGGTATCCAGATCAACACCCGCGCGATCAGGCACGGTGAGAGCGTCCGAATTCACCAGTTCATCCAGCCGTTTGGCATTATCCAGCAGTACCGCTGGGGCATTACTGCCCAGTGCCGGGTCAAATCCAGCCATATTATTTGCTCCAAAAAAAATAGCCCTGTCGGATGCCAGGGCTTAGGGGAAAGAAAGTTTTAAGGTTAATGTTTGTGGTTTTAAGCAACGTCGCCGGGGTATGTAGCGTCGTCGTAGGCGTAGAACGATTCAAGATATTCGTTTGCGGTCACCTGGCAGGTTCCGTCCGCCTGCGGAGCAATTTCTGCCACCAGCGCATCATAGACATGCCGCGTTGAGCCGCAGAACACCAGCCTGATCGGCTCGATGGTTGCAGACGATAAATTGATTTTCAGCAGGTCATCAAACTCACTAAGATGCGGGACCGAAAGTTGATAATCCCCTGCTCTGGTCGCCACCATCACCCCGGAGGCCGAGCCATCCTGGTAACGGACCAGCGCGCGAGGGTTTTCAAAAGACCAGTCCAGCGGCTCCGTGACGGTGAATGTCGTTACACCGCCAGCCGTTGTCATCTCCTCAACAAGACAGGAAATCGTATTATTCCCCGGTATATCGTCGGTCAGCACAATACGATCGCCAACGTTGTAGCAGAGCGCGTCCAGTTCGGTCGTCGTCTGGAACGTTACCCGCTGCTGCAGGTATTTCATCAGGCGCCGCATACCGATTTGATAAGCGTGATCCTGACTCAATACCCCGTCGAGTTTGTAATCCTCGATTTTCACCGGTGTGGGGTTATCGGGAGTGCGGCATTTAACCGTCTCTTCCGCCCAGGTTTTCCCGTTAATGTAAGTCACGTCAACGCCGTCGTAATCATCGTCAGATGGCGCAGTGAAACCACTCTGTAGCTCTTCGACCATCTCATGCGGGGTGATGACACCTGTCCATGGCTTAATCCCTTCCCGGTTTACTGTCGCCAGGCCATCACTCAGCAGAAAACGTGACTTACCGGCGTTGGCGATCTTTTGCAGCATTTCCAGTGCCGAGATACTGTCGCCAGTAGCGAAATCAAAATACTCGCTACGCGGCGTCCAGTACGCAGACTCCAGCGCATTAATGGTATCGACATCCATTTCCAGCCCCAGCGAATTCCCGACATGCAGCAGCGCGCCAGAAATGGTTCTGGCCGTTCCGGTTTCATAGGCACGCGTCCCCACAACGTTTACGCGGCGGTCAGACTGCGCCGCCAGTTTACCGCCCGTCTCGACGGTCGCCGCCATCAGCGACACTCCGGGATAGGATGCTGGGCGAGTCAGCAGTCGTCCGCGCAGTGCCTGCCAGTACATCGAATCCCTGGCATTATTGGAGCCCTGTTCGTTGCGCCGTCGGCAGCGAACCTCCACCAGCCCCGGTGAACCAAGTGTGATCCGCTCAGTAAAGCCCAACCCGTTTACGTTCTTCAGCGCGTACTCGCCCTGTTTACTGACCCACCCTGAGCCGGAGCCGTAAATCCGGTACTGAATTTCCCACTCAACATGCCGGAGTCGTTTCTTGCCCTTGCTGTCAAAACCGCAGATGCCGTTCGGAAAGGAAAAATTCACTTCGAACATATCCACCACTTCATTTTCAGGGCATACCAGGAACGGCCCCAGCCAGCTCAGCGTGTCGTTAAGGCCAGTGGCCTCATAGTCGATCATCGTCCTGGTGGTGAACCCCGGCCATGACTCATCAACAGCACCGTTAACCAGACGCGCCACCGTCGCCGTCGTGCCGTCTGCTGACGCAATCCGGTACTCATTCCCGCGGTGAGCAAGTGAAAGCCGCTGCACGCCTTCAGGCATGCCGGAGAAGGCGGTTCCTGTGGCGCTGTTATAGGCAAGCGTCAAATTTGCCGTTACCGCCGGGCTGCCGCCGGTTGATGCCGTGCCTGCGGTGTAAACAGGGGCATCACCGAAAACGGCAGCAGGCAGCGAAGAGGATGTGATCGCCCCTCCCGCGAACGGGCTGGCCGCCTCAGTTATCACTACAGTCCCGCTGTTATCCTGCGCGACCAGGCCGGAGCCAGTGAGCCCTTCGGTGATGGCCGCCAGAAGTCCAGACATCGACACATAGTTCGCCACCAGCGACACCGCGTAAGCGATCCCCTGCCACGTGATCGTGAACGTGCTGGAGCTGGTCGAAAAGTCGTAGGTGGTAGGTGCTGCGCTGGCCTGAACTTTTGCCGCACTTCCCCCGGTGCCCGGCACCGCAGCCTGGCCAGGGATATATGACGCGATAAACAGATCGTAATCGACTGAGTTAAACCCCAGGGTTACCGGCATACCTACTACCGGCGCGATCTCCGTCAGCAGCGGGCTTGCGATAACGCTGTATCCAGCCGCCGTAGTGATCTGGTAGTTCGCCGGGGCTTTCAGTTCGACCACTGCGCCAGCGACCCAACTGGGCGGTAGCGCGTTTTCGTTCTCGTCGTCATCATCGCCGTCATCCGTGTCCAGCCCGGTAAACGTTACGTCTGCTCCGGCCACGGTCATGCTGTCTGCGATGATGTCGTCCGCGTCCGGCGACGTCTGGGCCATATCAAGACCGGTACCGGATGACGTCCCACCCACCTCGGTAGAATTGAACCAGTTTTCACTGCGCTCATCGCCGGAAACGTCCGCACCAGGGGGATAATGCGTGCTGCTGAATCCCGGCAGGGTCGATGCCGGTGTGCTGCCAACGCGGATATCGCCATTGGTATAATCCAGAGTTCCGACACCAAGGCACAGCAGCATCTGTACGCGCATTTTCGTTGGATCGGCAGCATCGAACCGGGTAACAGGCTGCACAACATAATCCGGATAAATACGCACGCGCCCAAAAACTTCCCGAATCGCATCACCCAGTTTCGCGCTGTTTGCTTTCGCGGGGTTCAGGTCGAGGCTTCGTCCGGTGGATGATGTGTAGCCACCGGCGTCAAGGCCACTCATCATGAAAAGAGAATAAGCGGCGGTTGCGACAGCTACACCCACAGCGATCCATCCAAGCGTCACCGGGTCAAATGGGACTGGATACATCCGCACATCGCTTGCGGGACTGATTACCTGAGACGACCAATCCTCTGGTGCGATGGGAACGCCGTCCACATCAATGGTCAGCGGCGGTATTTTTTTGTCGGTGTAATTTTCTACATTTTTCACCAGCCACTCTCGAATAGTCATACAGCTATGTTCATGGGTTTCAAGAGGCTCTCCCGGCAAGCGGGATGGATAAAATTTTATAGTCACTTCCAGAACTCCACTCGGACATAGCGGCGCTTAAAGCGACTCAGCGGCAGGAACGTCACATTAGTGGCGCTCCCACACTCTGCAACCATCAGTTCGCCATTTAATTTCACCACAACAGCAACATGCGTCACCGTCGAACCAGAGAAACAAGCCACTCCAGCCCCCTCGCAAGGGTCACAACGTTCCAGTGTTAACATTAACTTCCGCGCCTCGCGATCGAGGCCGCCACCGTCTTTGGTCACCCCGGCGAAATCGGGCCATTCAGGCAGGTTTAGGTCCCGGCGAATTTCATTGACCAGGCCAAAACAGTCGAGCTGCGGATACACTCTGCCGCCCTTCAGCCAGGTGACTGAAAGGTATTTATCAGGGTTAAACATTGGGATTCCTTAGCTGATATAACGCAGTCCGGGGAATAAAGGGAGCGTATAGCGGTACCGCGGCCAGGCTGTATCGAGGACATTCATATAGCCCGCGGTGATCTGCACTTCTGTCGCCGTCCAGTAGCCAGATTTGACCTGCAGCGTATAAGGCACCGCCGCGGGCGCCGCTAAATCTGTGGAGATATAACTCCGGTAAGTCAGCGACGCCGAAAGGCGGTTCGCCAGCGCATTGCGGATCGCCGTGGACACAACGCCGTCGATATTGCACAGAGCGAATTTCAGGTCCTGTGTGCCGTCCTCGTTACGCGCCGGCAGCGCAATATCCATCGCACAGGCGGTAAACGTTACGGTCTCGCCGTTCTCCGTCGTCGCGGTAATATCCTCATAACCCTGGCAGAGGTAGTGAACATCAGAACCGATAGTTATCTGCAGCGTTTCAATGATCACCTCTGGCCCACTGCTGGCATAAAGGCGGTTAAGAATCGTCATGTTTAGGCCACTCCCTGTTGAGTGCGATATCGAGCAGCGAGCTGCCGACTATCCATTCCGGATAATTCCCCCACGGTGCCGGAATAAGCGGACGCTCCCATAACTCAAGAGTCGCTGAATATTTCCAGTAAATTGGCGCAACCAGCTCCGGCCCCTGATAAATATCCGTGAACCGGCACTTATAAAACTTAATACCCGCCGGCGTCTGCAGCTTCATCAGGAACCAGGCCGCACCATCAGATAATGCATCGCGGAACCAAGATTCAAACGCCAGTCCCTGAGCATCGCTTTCCATGAACCAGGAGATGCTGGCCTGCGTCGGCGTTGAAGTATAAGCTCGCCTTTGCCGCGATCGCCCGGTGGTTAGCTGAGTTCGTTTTAACGGGCTGACAGGTTGGAATCCGTACCCTTCCTGTAATGGCATCGGGAGGCTGTCATGTGGATAATAGATATCAGCCATCAACTCATCCCCCTGCCAGGATATTTACTTCGCATCGCGTTACCCACCTTCCCGTCCCCCTTCAGCACTTGCGCTGCAACCTGATTAAGCGCATCTGTTGTCGCCCGCTTCTGCGTTTGTGCCATGGAGATAGCCATCTGGTCAGGGGTTACACCAGCAGGTGAATGGAAATGCTGTTCTATCGGTGCGTGAATAGTGGTTTTCCTGCTGTTATCACTATTCACGTTCTGCACCCCGGTCCCAAAACCCGGTTTGCTGAGCGTGGCATCAAGCGGTTTACCATTCCGAAGCGCCTCAAGCTGAGACACCCCGATCCGATTCGTTGATGCCTGGTCAAAGACGTACTCCCCTTTATGAACGATACCTGCAGGTTGATACTTACCGCCGGGGCCGGTATAGCCGCCAGAGGCGAAACCAACAGCAGCAGCACTGGTTATGCTGGAAGTAATTGAGGCCATAAGCCCGATAACCTGGGCAACCGCTGCAAGATTAGCCGGAAACGGCAATCCCGCCATCGCCTGCCCCATCGCCATAGGAAGCTGCAGGGCTGCCTGAGCGATAGCGAATGCCTTCTGCGTTACAAAAGCGGCTTTATACATCGCGGATTGCTCACCAAACATCGTCCCCATCGAATCGGTGATGCTGGAGAAGGAGTTTTGAGCAGATTGCATCTGCGCTACATACATAGCATTACTCAGCATCTGCTGGTTTTGCACACCCTGCTGCTGCAGGATTGCCAGTTGCTGTTGCCTTTGGCTCTCATTACCAAGTGTGGTTTGAGTGATCGCCTGCTGCTGCTGGTTAATCCAGGTAGCATAATCAGCTTGTGCTTTTTTTAACCTTTCAATGGTTTCAAGTTGAGGATCCGCCTGTAACCCAATCAGGTTCAATCCCTGCTTTGATAGATCCTTATTGGTCGCACTTGAAGTAAGCGTTCCGCCAGCTTTGTTTACACCAGAAATAACAGAGTCAGGCAGTATGGATTTGTTAACCAGTTCAGATGCCTGTTTTCCTGCGGCATCAGGGGTTAACCGGCCGATCTCCACCATTTTTTGCAGAAGTTTAAGGCGTTTTTGCAACGTGTCGTTTTGCTTTTCAGATTTATCGAAAACCTTTTCCTGCATTTTTCTATAATCATCAAGGGTCTTAACCTGTCCGGCCAGTGCCTCCTGGTTTTTATACGCCTGCAGGATCTGGTCTTTTTGCTGAAAAATAGACTTCTGCGCAGCTGTTATTTTCCCGCCACCACTTACAGTCTTCTGAATGTCAGCAATTTGTTGCTCAAATTTCACCCGCGCCTGAGTGGCTGTATTAATTTTCTCAGTGCTGGTTAATTGCTCCTGTAGCGCAGCGGTCTGCTGATTTATTTGATGCAATAGCCGTGAACCAGCATCCTCCACATACACTTTACCTTTCGGTGTTTTCGGTTTTTTGGGATCTTTGTACTTCTCGTTTATATTTGCGCGAAGTTTTGCCTCTTCTTCTGCACTAATTGAGTTGCCGGCCGCCCTTGCCTTTGCCAAATCCCTTGTTAATTCATCCAGTGCCTTTTTCCGTTTCTGGGAATTTGTAAGGGTTTGGTCTGTTAGCTTATTAATACGCTCCTGGGCTTCGATCCCTTCTTGTTGTCGCTTGTTATAAGTGCTAATAGAGTCATTTAGCACACCCTGAACGGTAATTTGAGTTTGCAAGTCATCCCTCAGTTTCATCATTGCAGGGAGGTTAGTGAATCTTGCATTTAGTCCATTCCAAAGCCCACCTTCGGACTGTCCTTTTTGGGCTTCGGCTATGCTTTCATTCAGGGTTTTTAGCTTATCTTCGAGTGTTTGCTCACGCCCTACGTCGAGCATCGCGTCCCATGCGCCTTTCGCCCCTCTGCCAAGAGCGGCCCATGCGGATTCAAGTAAACCCAAGTTATCTTTAATATCATTAGAGCGCTGAATCAGCGTAGCGGAATACGACTCACTGGCTACCCGTGCCGCCTCCTGCTGATTCCCCTCATCCTGAAGAGCTTTAATCTGGTTGTACGTTGCGAGCGTAAGGAAGTGATACTGATCGTTTAGTTTGGTAATGGCTGCAACCGGATCAGCAGCAATGTCGTTAAAATCACCAACCAGCTTATCGGTAGCAATGCCTGTCGCCTCGCTGGTCTTAACGATAGCGGTTGTCACGCGCTCCAGAGAGTCACCAGCGACTTTCCCGGATGATACCAATTGATTAAGCGTTGAAGCCGCTGCGCCAGTTGTGGAGTTCGCAGCGACTGATACACGGGCCGCCATATCAGCCAGTTGCCCGGATGTTTTGCCAACCAGATTACCGGTCAGTGTCAGTGACTTGTAAAATTCGTCCTGCTCCTGAGAGCCTTTGTAATATGCCAGACCAAGAACACCGACCGCTGCAGCCGCCAGCGTGAGAGGATTAATCAACCCCGCCACATACCCACCAACGCCTTTGATCGCCGGTCCAATACCGCCAAACATGTCCTTCAGCTGCCCGCCCTGCTGCATAAGCACCATAAACGGACTCTGCCCAGTTGACAGGCCGACGACAATATCTGTCATCTGAGCGGGGATCATGCGCATAGCATTGGCAGTTTGAGCTGCGGATTGCCCAGTTTTACCCAGTTGCGTTTGGGTTTTCTCCAATGCATCGCGGGACTCCGAGAGTTTGCTGTTAAGGCGATCGTATGCAAGTGGTGACAGCATCCCAGATGTCTTAGCGCTATCCAACTGCCGCTGCTGCTCGTTCAGCCGGCGAAAAGCTTCTCCTACAGGGTCAATCTGCGCCTCAAGCCGACGCAATGCGGCAACCTGCTCGTCGTGGGCCTTTGCTGCATCTCGTTCTGCCTGAGCAGCTCCAGTAACCTCCCGACGCGCCTCCATCAATTTTTTGCTGTAGTTATCATATTGGGAAGTATTAATCTTCCCAGAATCAAGGGCTGTATTCAGTTCGATTTGTTGTTGATCGAGATTACGGAGCGCAGCCGATAGAGGATCAATCTTATCCAGCATCCTCTGAAATGCCTGCGCCTGCGCCTCCTGCTGTGCAGTTGCTAATTCACCAGCCTTTTTTGCTTCCCGCTGCGCCAGGGCGACACCACTCAGCTGCTCAGTAGTATCATTCAGCATCTTAGACAGTGAGCGAAACTCCTCCTCATCAATTAACCCTTTGTCGAAGTATTTTTTCAACTCGCTAAATCTACGGCCTACCGTATTGATCGCTGCACCTACTGGATCAATTGCAGCTCGTAACTTGTTTAAGGCTTCTTTTTCTTCATCTGTAGCTTTAGATACTTTGACAATACTGGTTACGGCCTTATCGCCAGACTGGGTCATTTTATCAAGTGCTACAGCTAGGCTATCAGCCTGCTTCTCGGCTCCGGAGCTATCAATAACAATGGCAAGGCGGGAGGTTTGTTCTGTCATTTAACATTCTCCGGGCAAAAAAAACCTCGCCGGAGCGAGGTTCATGTTATGGGTTAAGCCAATAAAAAAACCACCAAATGGTGGGCTCAGTTATTAAAATTTAGCATTATAAGTTCGCATGAATTCATCCCGGATCCCGCTAGGCAACTGATTTACTAAATCATTAATTTGCATGAAATATTTTTCTTTGATGTTCTCAGGGTCTAATTCAGGATTAGCTTGCTTCAAACGTGAAACCAAGTTAGTTACCGCCGCATCATTCACATCAAAACCTACCTTTTTTCTAATGAAAAATGCATCAAATGGAATATCGCTCGGTTTGAAATTACTGAGCCTGGCAGCTTCTGACGCTTCTTTTAAATCACTGCCGCAGTGCTTACATTTTATGGCTTCTGGCTTGATCATTTCTGCGCAATATGGACATTTAACTAACCCTTCGTCGAATTGGCTCTGTTCCAGGGCGCGAGCGTCTTTCTTGATTAACAGCGAGTGAATTAGCGCCACGATGAAAAGAAGCGCTCCGTATATCCACCAGGCAAAGAATGATCGCCCCTTATTGCTTGCTATAGCTGCCGGTATACACCCAATAATTGCGCAAATTATGATTAATTCCACATCCCTACTCCATCATTAACATTTGCACACAGGTTAGCACAGGAAAAGATGGAGACAATGATATGACTACTTCACTTTTGCCTGTCTTTTCTGCTCTTCAGCCCACGCATCCCTCCAGGCATCGTCGAGGGCAAGTATGGCAGTGTCAAATTCGGTTCGGTCAATCAATATGGAACGTGAGGCCAGATAGCGCTCGATATCACTCAGGGACAACGGGAGCGGCACGCCAGCCATTCCTGCATACTGCCTGCCGCGAGAAATCATCGCGTAAGCGTTGAGGATCTCCCCCGTTACAGCATCAATCTCAGGCTCAGGGATTGGCGGGAGGTTTAATTTCTCCCGCCGCCACTTTGCCTTATCTCCCCGTTCGCCCCCGAACTCATTCAGCCACGCCTGCGCCTCTAGGGCTTTTTTACGGTTTCCTGAGTCTGCTGCTCTTTACCCTGAGCAATGTTTGCGGCCTCTGCCAGTATGCGCCAGTACAATTCTGGGTGTTGTTTAAGCATGGTGCTTCCCAGTTCTGGTGTGTAATCGAGAGCAACCTCTGTGCCATCCACCAGTTGGCCCACACCCTCCCAGCCTTTCAACAGGAACCGGGCCACGTTATCGATCAGCAGGTCATCAACAGAGTCGATATCGCCCACGCTGGCGAGATTAAATTCTTTGGTTCCTACCTTATAGCCTGCGTCCATCTTATCGATGTGACGGCGCACCAACGCGTTCCGTGAGCGATATTGTGAATTCTCGCTGCTGGCCACCAGCAGGCGAAGCTTGAACAGCGATTCTTCTTCCGGCGTGTATTCCTTCTGACTATCTTCCGCTTTCTGATACGGGTTAAACCAGCGCTCGCCATTTAAATCAATTTTTGGGGTAACAATCAGCATAAGAACTCCATGGAAAAGCCCGAACCGCAATGCTCAGCGGAACGGGTTAGGGAAATTAAGGGGCCGTGACTGTAATTTCAGACGTTGCGGTAAAGGTCCGCGCTTTGCCGGTAATCGTCGCGGTGCCGGTAGCAATACGCGTGACTTTCGCTGTTTTCTGGCCGGTTGAAATCACGCTGACAATCGCCGGATCCGAAGAAGTCCATACAACGATGTCGCTGGAGTCTGCCGGGGTTAAAGTGGCGGTAAGGTTCACGGTGGAGCCAACAGCACCGGAAGACGTCGCCGGCGCTACACTAATGGCCGTTGCCGGTACGGTAGGAACGCGGGTGATCGTCGGTGGCGTATTGGCTGCCGTGATATCGAGCTGAACCTGAACTATATCGGTACTGCCTGCGTCGGGCCAGTCGCCGGAAATCTGCACTTCCGGGAATTCGAAGATATAGGCACCTTCAGCATTCTCCAGGGTGAAGCTGAACGGCACCGTTTCACCGGTGAACGTCTTCTTATAGATTTCCCAGGCGGCTTTTGACCAGGACAAAGTGACCTGACCTGACGGCGTAAACGTGGTGGGAATGTTTGCGCCGGCGAACGCCGAGCCGGTCCCGATGCAGCGCTGGGTCTGCATATTGTTGTCGAACTGGATGTTGAAGGTATCGACGCAGAAACCATTGCCGCCAGCAACACCATTCAGGCTAAGAGCTGTTACCTCTTTGAATGTGTAGCGGAGTGCCCCTGCATTATCGACTGGCGCCGTAAAGAAGCTGGTACCGTCTCCTTTCGTTTCCCAGTCCAGTCCTGCAAAAGTTACTGTGGCAGTGATATCGCCATCATTCGGGATTTCAATCTGGAATGTGGCAACCTGACAACCACGGGCTATGGAGGCGATACCGACATCACTATCCATCGAAGCGACCGAGAAAGCGATCCGACCATTGCCCATCGTCAGAGTGTTATCAACCCATTCAGCGCCAAAACATGACGCTAAAAAGTCATCGTGTTGCCCCCAGCGAAACCTTGTGCCGATATCACCACCAACGTCGGTAGTTCCACGAGACGTGCCCTGGGCCATACGGTCGCCACCAATCTCGTCATTGTCATTGGTGTTTTGCGTTGGCCCAAGCCCGAAAGATGAGCGTCTTAACAGATTCCACGGTATTCCCGTGGGTGTGGTGCCGGGAATCGTTTCACGTACCCAGGCCGTAACTCTTTTGGCTCCAGACGACATCTGGTTACCTCCTGTTTTTGTGCGCTACAAAGCGCGATATGGGATTTGAAGATTTAGTTGGGACCAGCCGTCAGCCTCGCCCGCCGGAACAGCCGACACTGCGAAGTAACTCAGTCCTCCGTCATTCTGGAACTCGAAGTGCTGCGTTAGCTGGTCTGCGGTTTGAGTAATCAGAATCGTGCCGGTATAGATCGGAACAAATAGCTGAATGATGATGACGCCGGTTCGATGGACTACCGGCCCGGCCCCGATTTCGTTGGTTCCCGCCTGTCCTGAAATATTGGTGAAGCGTGCCCAGATATCGCGGCCACTCGGATCAAATATCGGCCCGTTGGGATAGTCCACCGCATCAGCAGCAATAGCGGTCTGCGCCGTCATTCGAGAAATGACAGCGTTTCTGATTTCTGTAAGGGTCATTTGTAGGCCTGAACGACACCGTTAAATGAAACTGCATAGACGCCCGCCGGCGCCTGCGTTGAGTGACCATTCTCCAGCGACACGGAATAAGGCAGGTTCGACTGAATGTAAATCACTGAATAGGCTGGTGCCTGGTCAATGATGTTTTTGCCATTGAGAAACGTCATTGTCCCGCGCGGATCTGGTTCAGTCGGAACCGAGTAATCCGGTGAGCCGATACTGACGAAATGCGAAGCCCGGAACGTGCCCGCGCGATAATCTGCCGGGCGCCGGATATCCATGCTGTCGTTAACACGGACTTTCTTCCTGAGTCGCCCGGTTTTGGTCAGGTTTGCAGGGTCGGCATAAAGAGATTCGTTCCATTCGCCAACGGCTTTTTTGTACTGAACAGCGGTGGCATTAATTGCCCATAACTCAGGATTGCCAACAGGTGAGCGCTGGACGATTTCATTAAGCAGCTGTGTAGCGATGGTTCGCTGGCGCAATCTCACATCATCGGCCACCAGCCCGGCGAATGCTGCCGGGTCGATACTCCATCCCTTAGCCATATCACGCCCTCCGCAACTGGATGGAGTACGCAGCACCAGCGGAATCAACAGCGGCGGTTATGACCTCGTAACGCTGAAAAGCGCCAGTTATCGGATCCGGCGCTGTAACAAAGTGCTCGACCGCTGGCTTATCGGTCACCTCGTTAACCAGGGCGGTTAATTTCAGGTCACCATGCAGGATGTTAACGCCATCTATACGCCGGAGTTTGTAACGGGCCAACACTCCGCGCCCCGAATACGTCACCTGCGTTTCGCTGCCAGTTTCCGTTACCGGGTCCCAATCACCTCGAACGGTGTATGTTCCAGTGAAATCCTTAACAGCATCCTTCAGGTCAGTATCGAATGCTGCGGCGATTTCGGTTTGCAGTTCGTCACGAATTCCCATATCACGCCCTCACAAAGAACGTCTGAAACGGGTTAAGCATCCACGGCTTGAGCATATCCAGCGCCAGTTGCAAATCAGGATCGAGTAATTCAGTGCTGGTGGTTGAGAGCTCGGCAAAAGTGCGGGAAACCTTCACATCATCGGCCTCGACGCTTTTACTCGTCACCACCCCGGAATCTGTTTTTTGCTGATAAAGATTGCCTGCAGCGGCTACGGAAGCAATAAACGCTCCGGCTTGCTTAACTTCTTCAGGAATATGCTCCGGGTCGATATCCTGAAGATTCAGCGCCGTCATCCAGGTGTTTGCCTGTAGCACGGCTTTAGCCTTTTTGTCGGCGGCAGACCAGGCATCCCCTAGCAACTCGTCAACGTCCTGAGTTGTTATATAAACGGTCATCAGATCCTCACCAAAAGAAACGGGGCTTTCGCCCCGTCAGTTAACCACCCGCTGGAGCAGTGAACGCGATCGCTTCAGTTGTTTTCACCACGCCATCAACGGTAGCCGTCACCGTAAAGGAGCCAGCCGTATCAGAGGTGAGTTTCACCGTCGAGCCACCAGCAGACCCTGTCTGTGATGTCGAAGCGCTTAGCGTGCCGCCAGTTGACGTCCACGCTACAGTTGCCCCGGATACTCCGGCGCCATTTTTGGTGTACTTGAGCGAAACGGTCACCGCGTCGGTACTGTCAGCAGTTGCGGAAGTTTTATCCACTGACAGGGTTACTCCCCCGCCGGGGCTTCCAGCTTAATCAGTACGCCTGCAGTGGATTTATTACTGGTGAAATGTTTTTTCCAGTTCGCACCAGTGCCGATTTTGGTCAGATCAGGGTTAGCGCCCTTCGTTTCATCCCAGCTGTAACCCAGCAGTTCAACGTTAACCGTTCCCTCTGCGCGATAACCAACTGCGAGGTTTTCCTGGTTGTTGATGTCGTAAGAACGGAAACCCGGAGCCTGTGATTCCGTTACGGATACCGCGCCGGCCACCAGACCCAGAATCGCATCAACTGGCATGGTGTCGGTTACCAGTACAGGCTTACCGAGCGTACCTGGCTGTCCGCCATAAACCACCACGCCCGCTTCTTCGTAGATTTTGTTGTCGATAGCCTGATCAACAATGTCGAAATAGGTCGTGGAATGCATAACGAACAGTGCAACACGGTTAAATTTATCGCCGTATTTACGCAGGCCGCGGGTCAGGGTTTTCTTACCATCAGTGGCAATATCCGCTGATACCATCATATCAGCATTCGCGCCGATGGCTGCCACAAGTCCCTGAAGTGCATACTTGATATAACCCTCAAGCGTTGCGTCCGCGACATCGACACCGATCACCTCTGAGAATTCGCTCACGTCGCGGCCACGACGTTTAAACGCTTCTTCAGTGGTTTCATACGGGCCATATTTCCACGGCGCCTTGACGCTGACAGACTCGCCGGCACCGATTTTTTTACCCGTTACCGGGTCGGTGGAGTTAACGTCGCGCGATTCGATAGAGCCACCAACTTTATAGAAGGTGCGCTTGCGAAAATCACCCTCGATCAGTTCGTTGTCGAGAATGATTGCGCCGTTTGAAGCGGCGTTGAAGACTTCCAGATTATCCTGGCGACGCTCAAGAAACGCAGTCTGCGCGAGGTCGTCATAGATAATCAGGTCAGTGTTTACGGTCGTAGGCATTGATTGGTCCTTACTTAGGCAATTTGAGATAGGCCTGCTGGCCATGTTTGCGGATGTAGTCCGCTTTATCGCTTGAGCTCATTTCTGAACGTTTGAGGCTTCCGCCGCCGCCACCTGGCTTGTGCCCACCAGCCCCGGAGCCTTCAGCGCGTGGGAACAGGTGCGGGGCCGTCTCTTTCAGAGATTCAGCCCACTCAACAGGAGTGAGCGGAGTTTTGCCGTCTTTCCCGAACAGAACATCGCCATTTGCATCAACTGCTACGGCCTCGCCTTCGTCGTTGAGCTGGAAAGTGCCTTTAGCACGTAGAATGAGATCGTCGGATGCTTCTGGCAGCGCGCCAGCCTTAAGCGCAGCGCTGCGGATAGCATCACCCAGGACACGATCACGGAATTTGTTGGAGAACGCTTCCGCCTTTTCAGCGCGTTCATTAGCGGCTTTGATTTGCTTATCCGAATCGGCGCGGAGGCGTTCAGTACGCTTGTTCAGCACCTCATCAATTTTGCCGCCGGCAATAAGCTGCGCTTCTTCATCATCAGAGAAACGCTGGAGAATGGTTTTCACCGCGTCAGGATCGATACCATCAAAACGCTTTAGCGACTCAGTGGACTCTTTGAGCTTGCCGAGAAGTTCGCTATTTTTATTTTTCAGGCCAGAGACCTGAGCATTGACCTGCTCATCGATCAGCTTTTGGATTTCCGGCGTAATCTCAGGCGCACCACCACCGGAGCCACCGCCGTCACCACCTTCACCACCAGCTGCCGAATAATATTTAATGAGCATGTTACGAATAAGCATGTTGTCCCCTTGGGATAGTTACTGTGGGCCTGGCCCAATAAAAAAAGGCCGCCCGAAGGCAGCCTGATTGAAGAATGTTTGTTGATTAAATTCTGGCGTTCCTGAATGCCTGCTCATCCTTTGAGCGCAACTGGTCCAGCGTCAGCCACTCGCCCCTGTCGTTGTAGAACTCATCGGGAGACAAACCGCCATCACGAATCAGCCTGGCGCGCGTTTCTCCGACAATCTCAGCTTGTCGCGTGAACGACTGCCGGGAGAACCAGTCCAGGTAATTCGTATCGGCCGGAACCTGTCCATCCATACTGGCGCGCGAGCTGTCCTTGATTTCGCCGACTTTGATACCGAATTCCTCGGAAGATTTCAGGATGTAAGTTTCGGTGCTGCGACAGCAAAAATGGATTTTCCCCGGCCCCTGCAAATAAGGCACCTTGTGCCCTATCGGTTTGTTATCCAGCGTGTACTTGAGACGGTCGCGGATCCGACATTCCTTTGACGTCCGGTTATCCAAGGTAGATAGCCATTGTTTACCCTTCAGGATGTCGTCGTTCGCCGCCGCAAAGCTTTGTCTGGCTGTCGATGCAAGATGCCCTACTGCCGTTTTTGCAATGCTGGCAGCATTGGCCCGGCTCATCTGCAGCGCGCCGTCCCGGTAACCACGATTAGCATGGCCACGGACCTTTTTTGCGATTTGCTCCTGCGTATCGCCCAGCAGGAATCCCTGCCTCACCGTATTGGATATCCGCGCCATCCGATCAGCTTCGAGGTTGCTGGCCCATTCACTCAGCAAACGTCCCTGGAATGGACGTCCCATCGCCGCGGCATAAACCGCATCCGGGGAGATGCCCACCAGCGGATGAAGAGCAAGAACATCGTCGGGAATAGCAAACTGGAAGAGGCTCATCTGAAAAGTGGCTTCGTGCTTCGCCAGTTCCTGCAGCTCGGCAGTAAGAGCTGCATACATCGACTGAATCGCATCCTTGTTTATCGCCCTGACGCTTACCAGTAACGCTTCCAGCCGAGAAACGGTAAAGCTCTCAGCGTCCAGCGTATCAATAGCCACCAGCAACCTTGCGGTAAGTTCGGCGTCGCTGTCATTCAGGACTTTTATCATCCTGTTGGCAACGCCGGTACTGTAGCGACTCACCCATATAGCGTGGGCTACTGATTCATCCTGCAGTTTGTCATTCGCCGTTGCCATTATTGCCACCAATCAGGTTAGGCGCGCCGTTACGAATAGCGTCAATGACAGTTTCAGGGTCATCAGCGGGATCTATCAGGTCAAGCCTCTGCAACGCTCTGACCATATCCGTGTCGCGGATCGCACCGGACTGCCAGGCATTAACGATTGCCGTTACCATGCCGGATTCAGCGACTTTAGCAATAAACTCCTGATTGATGTTGTAACGGTAGCTCTCGTCTTTAATGCCGAGATATCTGGCGCACCAGCCGAGCGCCAGCGTGTAGGCCTCCGAGACATTGGACACGCAAATGCCGAGCACCGATGTGGAAGCAGTTTGTTCACCGCTCGATTGCGTGGCGGTTTTAACCGCACTGTTTTGCTCGATAAGCCGGGCGCCAAGCTGAACAGAATAATCACGCTTACTGTCCATCGCCTCTTTAGCCAGGGTGTTTGGTTGCGCCTGAGCATACGTAAAACTCCCCTCGTTCGGCAGCAGGAAAGGAGAACGAGAACCGACACGAATTCCCTTATCCTGCAGCCAGTCACGCCATGCTGTATCAAGACCGGAAATCACCGGCTGCACCTGACCGCAGAAAAATACGCTGTCTTCGTAATCTGCCGAATTTCGATAATGGCCAAGGTTGATTTCAACGAGAGCAGCTAACGGCGACTCATCGATGGTGGGATCGTTATTCTGCGCACCAACAAAGGTAAAGGGAATTTCATCCCAGAATTCCTCACCTTTTGGCTTCGGCAGATACTCGGAACTGACGGAAAAAGAGCCTGCGTCAGCTGCCTTTCGCCACACCCGGCAGACAAACTTTCCGTTTTCCAGAGCCAGTTCGCGATACTGGATTTCATCCTCGTACGCAAAACCATCTTCCTTTTCCATGCATTCGCGTAAAACCACCAGCACCAGTTGATCACGTCCATTGATGCGTTTGGTGCGCCAGTTAATGATGCTTTCCGCCTGATAGCGAAGAATGATCGCCTCATCGGTCTCAGCGGCATAATCTGTATAAAGCCCCTCGCGCGCGGCCTCCAGAATATTTTCTGTAACCTGTTGGGACTGCTGATAAATGCTTGCACCAGCACCGTCGGCGTTATCACGAAGATAATTCAGCTTATCCGGCGCGGTCATGGTCGGGTCTTTTCGGAATGCCAGCCCCAGTAACCCCACCTTTGTATTGCCCGTTATCGCGTAGAAAACGGCGCGCTGAATATAATCGGCATTGCGCTTTTTATTGCGTGCAGACTTATCGGACGGATCCAGAAAAGGGAGATATTCATTCCCGGCGGCCTTTACAGCATCAGCCCCTTTGCACACGTCACGAATTTTTTTCCACACGGGCATCGCCGCCCTGACCTCAGGGCGAACGTAAGTAATATCGTTATTGGCCATCAGAATGTCGTGTCCAGTGAAATAGAGAATGCAGGTCGAACGATTGGGAATTGCTTCACAATGAAGTAACCGGCGCCATCGTTGGGGTGATCGTTATCGCTCTTTTTATCCGGCTCGCCGTTTTTATCCCACACCTGTTGTTCCAGGCAGTCGGCATAGACCGGACAACGGGCCACATTCACCTTGTATCGGCGATCGCCATTACCATTGCAGAACATGGCGTTCATGGAGTTGATGCGGTCCTTTACTGGCGGGTTAGCATCATCAACGATGACGTTAAATCCGGCCTGTCGGAGTTGCTCAATATCTGTTTTGCTGGCGTTGTTTGACTTCCTGGAATCACCAGAGGCATCCGGATAAATGTAAATCTCGCGGACCTTGCGGTAGTCACCGTCGGCATACAGCCAGAAACGCTCCTTGATGATGCGTATCATGTCGGGCGTATCGTAAGCGTTGATAATCTCTGTTACCGCGTGCGGTAAGCCGAGACGCAATACATGTACGATCCCGGCCATCTTCCCGACGTTGAAGTCCATCCCGATATAGAGCGCTTCACCCGGCTGCTCTTCTTCGCTGGAGTTGTTCAGCAATCTGTCGAACTGGTGATAAATGGTGCCACTGGTCAGGTTAGTAAACTGGCCGTTCAGATATGCCTTAATCAATTCCGGCGGGTAACTTGCCAGGAGCGAAGGAATATAGTCATCCGGCAGGTTCTTTTCGTTGTCGAATGTCGAAGCCTGTACCAGACCATACATCGGCCTCAGTTCAGGTTTTTCCCTCACAGCCTTAACAAACTGGTTATAGACGAACTTAAATCCTTCAGGCGTTGTGGTCACGTCAATGCCGTTACGCAGACCATCAACTTTATAACGCATACGCGCGATGATTTTTCGCCACGCCTGACGCGCCTTATCCGCTTTCAGAACGTCGAGTTCATCCACCAGCGCATTGCCGATTTTAAAGCCGACTATCGTGTCCGGCTTTTCCATCGAACGACAAATTGTCGTGCCGCGGTACTGGCGGCCACTGTAGAAATGGACCTCTTTGTTGCTCTCAACGATTTTGACTTTCAGTCCCCAGTCGTGAGCAACCTCTTCCACCGTGGGATAGAAAATATCGCGGATCTGAGGATAGGTCGGGGCAAAGTAGCCCTGGTTTATTTTGGGGAACTCCCAGAACCCTTTGCATATTCCACCGCAGCCAACCCACGTCTTACCGGACCCAAAGCCAGCCACGTAGGCCTTGAACTTCTGGGGCATAGCCAAAAAGCGAGCCTGGGGAACGTTAAGCGTCGGTGCTATCGACATCCTCTTCCCTCACTCGCGCATCGACTACGTTGATATTGATTGCAACTGGCGCTGGTTCGTCATCCTCCGGGTCAGCGGCAAGCTCTTTGCGTAATTTTTCGACCTCCAGCTGCCGGCGCTCGATTTCTATCTGCTGCAGGCGCTGGGCGAACTCGCTGTCAGCCAAGCCAAGACGCTTGGCGACAGCCTCAAACATCCGTTCGCGGCTAATGGCGGTGATCTCGATACCGGCCTTACCAATCTTCACACCGGAATAAGCCAGCGCGGCCACATCCTCTAATTTTGTCGAATCCTGAAGCACGACGCGGCTCAACCCTTCCCCATTACAGCGCGGGCATTCAGGGTTAGGATCGCGGGTATGGTTATAGCCGTAGCCGCCATCATCTCGTGGGGCGGCTCTTTTCTTCGCTTTTGCTTCCTCACCAGCCTCATCGAACTCAACGGCATCACGCCATTGATACTGATGACCAAAGCCCCAGCAATAACGACAGCTCCCGCGGCGATGCTGTGATAGCTGGTTGGCGTCGAAGGTGGCCAGGCGCCACATCTGCTCAAGCACTTCATCGGCACTTCCAAGCGTGCGCACAATGGATGCTTTTTGCTGCTGCGCAATGGCCTGCGCAACTGAAGTTTTCTGAAGCAGCTGATAACCAATTTGTTCAGCAGTCTTCTTGCTGTACCCGGCACGGATAGCGGCCTGTGTGGCGTTGTTGTCCTTCAGGTATTCCGCGACAAATAAACGTTGCTGATCGGTGATGCCGTCATCATCCAGCAGCTCTTCTGCGCACTTTTCCTTTTGCGCAATGCGCAGTTTCTTCTGCGCAGGTTTTTGCGCAGTTTGCGCGGTGGGTTTCTTGATGTATCGGCGGGCTGTAGCGTAATTCAGTCCCTGCGCTTCACACCAATCCTTCGGTGATACGCCGGTTGCGGCATGATCGGACAGGAACCGCTGCTGAAGCTCGCCCCAGTCCGGTTTTGCCATTGCTTACTCCAATAAAAAAGCCACTAGCAATTTGCCAGTGGCCTGATTAATTCCTTAGCTTTGACTTCACAAAATGATGGTTCCTCTACATGACATCATTCCGGTCGCCTTAACTTCTGAAGGTTAGCTCGCATGCCTTCTAAGGTGATGTTTAATTCCCTAACAGTTTCCCGTTCATAACGATTGGGGAAAAGCCAGTACTGCGCCTTCATAGCGCATAAATCAGAAAAATATAAGTCTATAGGGCGCAATGGCTCAGCTGCCTCGCTCCAATATCTCGATAGCTGCTTCTCCCGCGCTAAATCCCTTTCTAGACCTTCTTCACGTTCCGAAAAGTAAATTTCAGTTTCATGGATAGCCATAGTTAAGTGTTTAATAGCATTACTCGTCAGTTTTGCTTGTTCACGATTATGGCCCGTTAAAAAATTAACTGCGTTTATAAACGCGGTGCACGCAGCGACAAAAACTGCACTGGATGGCATGGCTTATTTCCTTATGTCTGTTTCTGGTCTATCAGAACACTCAAAAGCCTCTGGCACCCCCTTCAAACACTCATGATCTATTTTCATGCAAATCCTCCGTCACATTTCCTCGGATAATTTAGCATTATCACAGGCACTCAGTGAATGCCTGCTGTAATGCCTTAGCTGGACTGTTCAGCGCTGGTATCGAAGAGCGGCAGCGCTTCAGTTGCTTCCTGCACAGCTTTCATCGTCTTTGCTACCACTTCGGTTTCTGTCGTGACGCGGCTGTATTGCTGGATGAAAAGCTGATACTTAAGCGGGCTGTCCTGAACAAACTCTACAGCGACTTTTGCGGCGGCAGTGTCATAGTTCAGGGTTGAAAGCAGGTTCAGGCGAATCTGCTGGGCGTCGGTGATTTCGGTCATGTCTTACCTCTAAGCGATGTGGGGAGCATTATCGAAGCCACTCGGCAGAATGGCTCCTGTAATGCCCGATCAAGCCTCGCTGGCCCGCTCAACCAAATCTTTGAAGTCCTGGCACATATGCAGTAGATGACCATGATCGTCGACAAAGTTGTAGCTTTTGAATAGTTCTACGATTTCCTCGGGACTCTTCCCACTCAAACGAGGAAACCGTTTTGAATCGTCAACCTGTTTCATCTTCAAATCTCCATTCAGTTGGTTACGACCACGCCACTTCAACACTGGAAATTGCATTCCATAGCGGTGGCATTTATCAATACTCTCGGGTTCCATCTACCGTATACACAGCACTAATGAATGCGTCGTCAAAAGGCCAGTATTTTGATGCCCACATCAAAAAAGCTGGCTACGCTTACCGCAAAGTTGGGTGAGAAATCTAAGCGAGGCTTGGCCTCGCTTTTTTATCTGAGGCTCTGTATGCGGATATAGCCCTGCATGCATCTAGACTGTTTACTTCTTAACGCTGTCCGGCATTACCGCACCAACCACGCCAGCCAGCGCCACACCGCCAGCGATGACGGTTTCCTGAATGCCCGGAGGCATCTGGTAGCCAAATACGCCAGCAATGACCAAGATGATGCCGCGCCAGGTTGACGGCTCTTTCAGTCGATTAATGAGATAGTTCATAGTTCCACTCTTTCCTTTACCCAACCATAGAGAAAATCTTCATTTGCCGCCCGAGCTTCAGCAAGCTCAAGATAGCGAGCGCCCTGGCTACAATTCAGCCCCTTCAGCAGCGTGGTTTCACCATCTTTGCCACGAACAGCGAGATAACTTTTCAGGGCGGCGATGGTGATGTTGCCGATTGCACCGTCCGGATTCAGATCCGGATATAGCTTGCCCTGCATATTCAGCGCCGATAACCAGCGCTGCAGGAATGTACTGGCGACACGCGGCCCCATGTTCACGCCGGTATCACATAACTCCTGCGCAATGGCTGGAGACAACTCGGCGATGCGGTCGAATTTCGGTTCAGTCCAGTATTGCGACAGGTAAATGGCTTTGGCGGTTTCCCGTGGTAACGCCTTCATATCACCTGCGTAACCATATGCGTGGGCGGTAGTCTGTGTGATACCCCAGCGCGTTGGGCCGCCTTTATCATTCGGGTTATTTACGTAACCCCCTTCTTTACTGAGGATGCCCTCGATAATCTGATCTGCTGTCATGGCACCTTAACTCCGGTAATGCGCTCCCAGAAATAGGTCAAAGCAACAGAACCCATTGCCCCGCTAATTCCGGAAGTTGCCAGTATCATGTAAATGCTCAGTCCGCTTTCAATGCTCACCAGGCCAGCAATAACGCCGGTAAACCCTGAAACCACCATTTGGGCAAGAGCATTGATCAAGCTCCATGTTGCCTTGCTCTGCTTCACATCTATCAGGTAGCGGACAAGTCCACCCCAGCAAGCAATGATCAGCAGAACCAGCCAGGACATCCCGGCAATGCTCTCTTTGTCTTGCATACGTTTAGCCATAGTTACCGCCTCCGATGAAAGATCGGGAAGCTGTGTGAATAAATGGGTGGGCTCTGCGCAAGCGCCCTGCGATTGGGTTATGAACCGTCGCAGGTGAGCCCTGTATGGGGAAAGGCCGCCAGATTGATTTACGACAAAGCACTGTGTGACTAACGTTCTGGCCGCGCATTGAGGGCTTAAGCTTCAGAAAATAAACAGATAAAAAAAATTCAAGCCACCAAAATTAAGGATCACAAAATCAAAGCATTGATTTTATTAAATAAAAATAAATCAAAGCAAAAAATAGGAATGCAGACAAGCATATTTTACTTATTAATAAGTAATTTACGGAATTAGACACCATAAAAATCAATAAAATCAATAAACCATAAATTCAGATTAATTAGTTAAAATTAACAAGTTTTAAGGGTTAGGATTTTTCTCACTACAACTATAAATTCCTGCCAATCAATGAAAGAAAGTACTTTGGGGTAGAAATTACATGTCAAATTTACTGATGCTAGCCTTAGCTATAGCTCTTCTTCTTATTGGTATTGGTTTTCTTGTCTCTTATATAAGAGACAGGAAAAGATATAAAAATACTTTTAAAAATAGGCGTAGATAACCACTTACCAGAAATAGAAAGATGTTAGACACATCTTCTGACCAATAAAATTATAAACCTAAGGGATTTCGACCAAATCATTTTCATAACTTCGCGTTAGCTAACAATTTCTTTGTCTGAACACGCTGCAAATTAAAAGGCTTAACTAGTTTGCATAGGCTGGAGTGTCGCGATTATTTACAGTGCTTTAGTAAATCGCTATGATTTACGGACTGGGGAAGCCTGAGACTCACCCCAGTGTCCTTAAAATCTGATTGATGCTTTTGAGGTCCGCTTCCCGAAGTGGACCTTTTTTTTGCCCAAAGAAAAGGCCCGCCGAAGCGAGCCTGCCACTGCTGTTTCTTTGTTTGTATTGGTTGTGGTGCCGGGTGCCTCCCGGTGAGCTTTTGGGTGACCGACCATAGCTCGCGTTCATTAGCTTCTAACTCTGCTGACGTTACCGTCCAACATTGTCTGGTCAGTTCCGCCCCGCCGCACAGGGGGATTCACCACGCACTTTAATTAACCAGCCATTCAGACTCATGTCAATTATTTGTGTTCTATGCATCAACGTAGATAAGTCCGCTAACCAATAACCCTTCTGGCTGTTGTGTAAATTTTCGTCAAATACAGATCTTTTGTCTGATCATTATGAATTTGAAGCATCAAATGCAAAGTCTGATCTGTAATAGGTTGGCCGGTTTCTTTTAGCATTATGATAGCTCTACCCAGCACTCGACAGACATCATCGTACATAGCCTGGTGTTCTTCTTTTGGCGACATTATACGGGCTCCCTGATCACATCGACTTCGCTTCAAATTGACTCATTGCAAAAAGATTTTCCCACAAGTTATTGGCTGGACTCAAGGCAAATAAGCAGCTTACAGAATCATCGGGGAGCAGGTCAAAGAAGTGTCTGAAAACATGTGACAGAATCTCCAGCTTTGGGCAGAGCTGGCAGGTTGCTTTGGTTGCTGGGTTTCTAAACTCACAACCATGAAATGCGTCTCTCAGCATTGCATTAAGGAAAGGCTCGATAGTGATTTGCTTATACCTGGAACCGACTCAACGAGGGTTTTAAAGTGAGCCGCAGTATTTGCTGCGACACTGGTTGCAATAGCGATATGGCTGGATACTTCAACCCCCTCAGTGCCAGAAAGCCCCCCCTCTTATTGCTGTGAGTCCTCTCATGAACGAGGGGAATAAAAAAAGCCCGCTTTGAGAGCGGGCTGAAAAAGTTGGCTTTCGAGGAGTAACGGTTCCTGATAGTCCGAGCTACCGATTTACCAGAAAAGCATTTCCTTTTATGTCGTTACTGTAATTAACCATAGTCTGCCAAAGAGAATGAGTAAACCCAACAAGATGTTCGGTTTACTTACTTGCGATTAGATGTGGTGCCGGGTGCCTCCCGGTGAGCATGCCCCAACAGACATCACTCGCGTGGTATTCACAGGGCTTTCGCTCTATTAGTTGGACGCCCCTCCGCATAGGGGGATTCACCACCCAATAAGATTAACTGGTTCATATTCATCCAGTCAATTACTTAAGCACTATGGCAGACAACTCTTGCATAAACCAACATCAAGTGTAAGGAACCATTAATTATTGCATGCGCAATCATTACAACATTAATTAAAAGAAATCATACAAGATAGATAAATCAATAAAAAATATCAGTTAGGATTTTTCTCACTCCACCCGCACACTTAACCCATAAAAACAAGAATGTCCACATTTATTTCAGGGGTTACGCTTGTATGACAATCATACTGATATCCATCGCTATATTTCTTCTCTTAGTTTCTGTAGGGTTTCTGGTTTCTTATATAAGTGACAGACACAGATACAAAAAAGCTTTTAAAAAAAAGCATTAATAATTAACCGTTGTTACATAAGCAGGGGTGGACGCGTTGGGTATTCCCCCTGTTTTTTCGCTATATTTCAGCACAAACTCCGCCCTTACAATATCAATGCTGTCGCCAGTCGTGTTGTGGAATAAATGGCTTATCAGCTATAAATTCATTAACAACTTCATAGTAAATAGCCATCCCTGACAGAAAGCACATAAAAAAATAATCGCTGTTATCCACTTTCTCATCCACTACACGTTGCCTCTCCGGTAGCTCATCGCTCTCTTTAATTTGAATATAGAGATAGTAATACATTGTAGAGCTTACAGCGAAACATCCGACAAAGAAGAGTGCTAGCAGGATTTTTTTCACAAATCAGCCTCTTTGCCGTTTAATTAAAAGTGCACGTTAAAAGGAGAAGTATCAATTCAGTAGATTGAGGAGCTTTCTTACAAAAACAAAGAAGCCAAAGCTTATCAACTTCCTTCGATAGTTGTAACTGCAACATAAGACGTGTGATGCCGGGGCAACCCCGGAGAGTCGTTGGTCAGCCACCATGACTCACGCCCTTTCAAGCATCAGTAACTGACACGCTGTTTACGTCCCCTCTGTTCGGAGGGGTTCATCACACAACTGATTTTAACATGGCCACTTAAATCGCAGATAAACAAAGCCTCGCGGGAGATTTAAGAACTGATTTGCGATACGACGATGTGACAGGGGTACTGATGCAATGCATCTCGCGAATACCCCTGTCGTATCGCCGGAAAGCAAAAACCCCGCATTAGCGGGGTTTTCGTTATATTCAAATTGTCGCTTCTCATCGCTGCCATCGTGGCGCAGCTCTGCCAAGCATGAATTGATTATCTAAACTTTTGGGTGAAAATCAATTATAAAATGAACTTTGAGCACAAAAAGCTAAAAACTAGCTCCTCAGGTTTTTACGTGCAGACAGAAATGCCCTTCCCTGAAATATCTTAAGACACCACTTCACACGCTCTCTTGCCTGGTCTGCCGTCAGCCATGGGGCTATCTTCTGAAGCTCCCTGGTAATATCAGATATTTTTTTTCTCGTCGTGTAATAGCTCAGCCCAACAATATAAACAGGGTCGTTAACATCAAAGGCATCGAGCACGCATTTCTCCACAAAATCAGCATCATCATCACTGATAGCGCTGTCTATGACGCTAGTCTCTGGCTTTGGCCATAAAATTATCTGCGCCCTCTTCAGGGCATTAGGCCCGCGAAACCCCTCACCCCTTGCCTGTTCAAGAGCAGCAGTGAAACGCTCAAGTGCTTTGTCTGACCATCTGACCCCTTTGACAGCCCACCAGCATGAATGCGTTGTAGGCTTGCGGGGGAAAGTAGCACCTCGCAGACTTTCCCCCCAAACAGTGAGCAGGGATTTAATCCAGGCAGACTGAATACCTGTAAGCAATTCGGGGCGTCCGAGGTATCGTTTATGCGTGGCAACAGCGACTTCTGACATAGCTGCATTTTGTCTACGGCGTTGCATTGGAGTCATGCTGTCTCTCCCCGGATCTGACAGGTGCGAATAAAGTTTTTGAGGATGCGATAGTCAACTAATACAGTGCCGCGATGACGGCAAAGGCGAAGCTTTTGCCAGCGGTAGCGGATCCGCTCGATTGCGTCACGGCTCATGCGGTCACCTTCTTATCAATAGCAAACTGCGCCAGCGCCATAAACGCGTGGCCTTTCGCTTCCAGTTCGGTGCGGTTGATGTAGCTGAATTTTTCTCCTCGCCAGGTCTTATCAAACACAGCAATGGCACCCGCAAAAAACGCGCTGGTTGGCCTTTGTTTGTCGTTGGCAGGGTTAAACCAGACAGGCAGATCGAAACCAATCCGCCCGCGAATAAAGCAGACATGGTCCGCATCTTCTGGCCACCAGGTTTCGCTCGTTGCGGATTTGACCAGGAAAACATAGCGTCCGCCCTTCTCGCGTTGCGCAACGGCGTAATTCATGATGTGTGTCATGCCAGTGATGGCTTGCTTTTCTTGGTACTGAGAGCGGCTGTAAGGCGGATTACCAAATGCAGCACCACCGATTGAGGAAAGCATTTCCGACCAATCCTTTGTCAGCGCGTTATCTTCTGCGGTGTACCAGACAGGGCATTTTGCATTGCTGTCATCAGCAAACAGATCCAGCATCAACGGACCAAACATCGCATTGATACCCCAGAAAAGCGGATCCGGCGTTCGCCACTGGTCGCCAACCTCTTTTAAATAATGTGATGGTGCGTTGCGAAGGGCTGTGAGAGATTCGCCGTAAGGATTAGTCATGCTGTGGTCTCCCCTAACTCCTGGAGAACCTGGCTCAGTAACTCAGCTTCAGTACCGAATTTTTCCTCCCATGGCTTACGCCCAGCGTGAATAGCAACACCGTGGCCGCCGGTTCGGTGATGTGCGTGGCAAAGAGGGATTACGTGGAAATTATCAGCGCGGACAGACAAGCCAGTACCAGAACTGCAGTGATGGATTTCAGCGGGTGATTCACCGTATTCAAGGTTGCTGCAAACTATGCAGCCCAGAGCGGCTACGCGGCTAATATGAAGCTTTTCAGCTTTGGTTTTTGATTTGCTCATACCGCACCGCCTGGGTGCGACAGACAAACGGAAACACCGCGCACTGAGGCACGGCGTAAAATGGCGTTGATGTGTTTTTGCGTCATCACTTTACTCCGGTGATGGCGCGATAGGTTCGGTGTTCAGCCGATGTGATTATTATAAATCAGCTTCTGCCCTGCTGGAAGAAGCTTTTACATTCCTCGTGAGAGGTATCAGTATTTTTTATCTCACCCGGCTCTATAGGGGTGAGGATATATTTACCGTCAGGGAGGCTATCGAGCACGTAACTACCCGGAATACGGATAGCCTCTATTAACTCGTCTGTATTCATCTACCACCACCTTATGAAGATGCTTTTCCACCAGTGGCAGTTTCTGCTTTGCCGTTATTGATCTTTGTCACATTACCTCCGGCGCGAAATCTTCTCGCTAAATTCGAGCAGCGGCATCAGAGGTAATGCGCACCACCAATAAAAACTCAGAAAAACCAGTCGTCGGCACTTTCCCAGGTCTCGCGGAGTATCTCCTCAATGATTTCCTTATCGTCGTCGATACCCCCGGAAACGCTCAATCCGTCTGAACCGGCACGGCGAATGGTTAGCTTGCAATCTTCATAGTTCTGATTCAGTCGACGCAATAGCTCAACTTCAAGAGCCGGAATAGCGCCATCAGGTAGTTTTTTAGTTTTGTCGATGGTTACTTCGATTTTCATGTTATCACCCCATTCGATATACTGTATAAATAAACAGTACACCCAACACGCTGAATGAGCAATATCTTAAGAGCACAAAACGTTAATTTTTGTCAGGATTGATAAAAGAAAACCCGCTGTAGCGGGTTGTATTGCATAGAGAATTTACTGAGGTGCCTTTGACTCGACCTTGCTGTGTACCTCCCAGCGACTGATCCCGCAGCTGCCGCAGAAGTTAGCCAGGTAGTCCAGCCCGGACCACTCCCGGACACCTCCGCGCGCAGCCTCTACGTATACCCCGATTTGTTTATCTCTCCACAGGCCAAACAGTCGCCAGGCTCCGCTATCTGCGTTTCTGACTGCAACAATGCGGGTCAGAACTCCAGTCTGATACAGCTCAGTAAAGGCTGGCTTTTTTCTGGTTATCATTTGCATAAATAACAAACCTTAGATTTGTTGATAACAAATATGGTGTTTGTGTTTTATGGCTTTGCGTTCTGCGGGGGATTTAGGCATCAGTCTTCCTTCCCGCTGACAGGGTGGGCGTAATACTGAGCCACGCACTCGCCACTAACCCGAAAACGCTCCACGGGTCCATCGCCCAGCGCGACACACACCACAGGCTCAGATATGCCGGAAACGATTTGATAATCAGCGCTCCAGCTATCATCATGCTCCGCCCACACCTGCGCGGCTTCACTTGCGTCACGTGCTTCAAATTCCCGCGCGTCTTCTCGTTCTTCCCCCTCTTCGGGGCACCACACCAGATATGTATTCATGATTTACTCTCCTGCGGGGCGGCTGCGAGCAACGCATCAGCGTCAGCGATAACTTTCCTCAGCGCTGGAAACTCACTATCTCTGCGCCCTTCCCACATCTCGCAATACTTTTCGATTTCAGGGTGAGCCCAATCGCGAAGCTCTGAAAGCAGGGCCTTCGGCACCATCACGTAACCATCCGGAATTACCGGAGAGTTGCCAGACTGGAGCATGGCGGCGCGGAAGGCGTTCCAGCCCAACTTGTACGCCTGAGCTATGGTTGTTACTTCATCTGCGCGCTCAAGAGCGGAAATGGCCTGCCGAACGCAGATGGACTCCGGCACTACCGGCGCTGGCTGCGCGTGGCGATAGAGCGGAACGGGCTGAACAACATTATCAGTGCTTTTCACTAGGGCATCGTGACCACGACTCAAAGCATCAAGATTGCTTTGTGATATCCACGCCACCGGCTCACTGTCCATTGCTGCCTTACGGCGTTCCTGTAGCTCGCGTAATGGCTTTATCGCATCTGACATCAGGTAAGCCGAATTAGTCCCGTTCAGGCGGTAAGCGGTCTGCTGCAACTCGATGATTAACGTTTGCAGCTCTTCATCTGTTAACTGGTTATTGGTCATTGTTTGTCCCTCCCTCAGATGTAGTGATTTCTGTCATCTGCGCGATCATAATTTCCCGCGTTGCGCATAACTCGCTCCGGGGTATAACTTTCTACAGATTCACGCGTCTTACGCATGTGCGCCAAGCGTTCTTCCGCTTTCGCTATATCTGAATCAATCTCTTTCAGAAGGGCCTCTTTGGCCGACTCCAGTGTTGTGTGTCGGGTGCAGGCTAAATATTCACGGCCATCATCGGGACGAATAACTTTCTGCACATGTCCAGCTAGATATTTATAATTCATTCTGTTTACTCAGCCTCCCATTTGATTCCAGCCGTATGCGCCGCCAGGCATTTATTGAACCCGTCGTTGTTATTTGTCAGCCCCAGATTCCAGCCAGCGGTTAACCCAGCCCTATATGCACTTTCCTGCAGTTTTTCAGCGGTGACAGTGCGGGACTCCAGCTCGGCGATGCGATCGGCTTGCTTACACAACGACTGAGACAAAAGAGAAATCAGCTCATTGGTTGAGTTAGTCAGCTTGTGCCATTCGGCGTCGTCAGCGCAGAATGCATCGACAACTTCGCGCCACTGCTTCTCGCCTTGCTGCGCCTTCTCCAGCGCCTCTACCAGCGCCATGACGTTGGCAGGGTTAGCCATGGCAATGAACTCCCCGTTCCGGTCTGTTTGAGCCTGGGTGAAGTCGCCACTATCGACGTAAACGATTGAACCCTGGTCTTCATCCATCGAGTCAACGTTATATTCAATGCTCGTGTTTCCCGGGTAGTATTCCCAGCGCCCCGGAGTCGCTTTCTCTGCTGCCGCTTTCAGTCGCTGCGCCAGTTCGGTGATATCAGTTGTCATGCTGCACGCTCCTGTTCTGCAAAAAGATCAAGTTGCCCGTTATCAACAATGAAAGGCTCGCAACTTTCGGAGCATGAGCCGGATTCATACCCACCGCTACTGCGTACTGTTCTGGCGATATCATCTCGCTCGAAACCCGCATACATCGCTTCCACACCGTCAAGTGAATGCCCTTCGCGGTACATGATTTTGTTTTCCTGCTGCCTTCGCTCCACCACCCGAACGTCAGGAGATGAAATTACCGCGCGGAACTGGGCCAACATTTCTGGCTCATCGCGCATGGCAAGAGCGACCTTATTCAGACCTTTTTTGACGCAGAAAACGCAGTTGCCAAGATGCTCAGGAATCTGCAGGTCGAACGGCTGTTGCTTCCACCAGGCCAAAACATCCTCTTTCTCGAACTCGGTTATCTCTGCCATAAAGCTCTGCTTTGATTTCCGGATGTCGATTACCCGCTTCGCAATTCGCCCCGCGGTGGCGGTGTCTAAAAGAAACCTCGGCTCCAGCATTTCAATCATCTGCTCAGAGGTATCAATGGAGACCATTTCGCGATACAGACTTCCCATCGTGTAGCTGTCGAAGTTCATTCTGCGCATCAGGTGGAAGAGTTTTTCACCCCATATGCGAGCAGGCTCATCCAGCCGCATACCCAGCCATGACTGATGGTCATCGAAATTGTCTTTGCAGAAGTTGTTGCACACTTCAATCTTCATGGTTCTGGTGCAGAACGCGCCGCCAAAATATGGGGTGCCGTATTTTTTGGTGATGTCTATCCATGGCTGCAGGTCAGGGCCGATGTCATCAATGCTGATAATTTTGTAGCCGTTACCTTTCCCAAGCTCAGGGTTAACATCTACACGCAGGCATATCAGGTCGATACCCCAGTTGCTCACCACCTCACGAATAAATTTGTATGTGCCAGGGTGCTCAGCGCCGGTGTCCATGAATACGTAGCGAACATCCTCACCGGCCTTGCGGCGTTGCTCCATAAGGTGAACAAGGTAGGCTGACGTTCTGCCACCAGAAAAGCTGACAACATGCGTAATGCTCATTTGTCGGCCCCCTCGCGCAGCTGCTGGGCGATATCTTCCAGGATGCCATCAGCAAAAGAACGGTCGAAATCACCCTCTGGCGCACCTGCCATAAACTCGGTTGAGGCGAGAATCATGCGAGCGATATCTGCTGCGTTTTTGGCTGTGTCTTCGATAAAACCAGCATCCCAGGCAGCCAGCATTCGGTTAGCAACGAAGTGCGCACCTTCTACGCGACCATCAGCCTTAATCCCGGCTACGATGCGATCGGTGGCGGGGGTTTCGACCTGCCACCACAGCAGATGCATCTTCGGCCCCTCAAAAGCGCCATCAGACTCATAACCACGCAATTCCTCAGATAGGCAATCGTTCATAGCTTTGATTTGCAAAGTCTCCGCCGCCAGCTGCACATACGCTTTCGCCAGCGCCATAACCTTTGTCTCTTTGATCGACAGCTCGCCCGCACTCTCCAGAGACTGAATGAGCTCGTTTACTGTTGAGATTTTCATGCCGTCACCCATTCGATCATCATGCATACGCCCCAGGTCACAGCGACTACTGCAACCCACCCGGCAACATTGACAAGTGCCGCAAACCAGAGAAGGGCGCGCCGGCTGTAATTTTCAGGTTCAAAGTTCATAGCGCCTCCCCAAGCACCCAGCGCAGAGCCTCAGCATATTCGCCGCTGGCATCTTCGAGGGCTTTTGTAATTTCCTTGCGTGATCTGATACGCGGCTTTGCTTCACCGAGAATCTTGCGCTGCCGACGGGCTTTTTCGTGGCCTTTGGTACCAGCTGTGGCCAGCTCGATTTCTGCCACTTTTGCCCGCTGTTCTTCAGGTGGGAGCGCACCAAGCTGACGCGCCTGGGTAACGGTAACTGTGCCAGACTCCACCGCTTCCCGGACTGCTTGGGTAGCCTCGAGGAGGGAGAGCGTTGCACGAACGGTCTGAACGCTGCAGCCAAACAACACTGCAATGTCGTCCTCATCGAGCCCGCGGTCGAGCGCGTCTGACATTTTTTTAGCCCGGCCAAGTGGTGTATCAGGTCGGCGAATTTCGTTTTCGCTGACCATGTATTTAGCCATCTGATTTGCTGATCCGCGCTTAACAACTCCAGGAACAAGCAGTGGCTCTTTGCCTTCTTTCAGACGGAGTTTATTTGCCTCAAGGGTGTGTTTTACGCGCTGACGGCCTACAACTACGCAGGTAAGCCCTGTTTCCGGGTCTTTCCAGACGATAATCGGCTCCAGTACACCCAGCTCCGCAATGTTCAGTACCATCCCTTCGTCGATCGGCAGGTGGACACGCTCATCGTAGAGCGGGTGAGTTTTGTCGGTAACCAGATGCAGGTTTTCAGGCTCGAACGTTAAAACGTTTGTCTTGCCACTGGCGCCGTATACCACTTTCGAATCTTTAGCCATTTTTAACCTCGTTTTTATTCACCGCTTCCGCCCATTTTTGCTCCAGAACATGCCTGGCTTTGTTCTTTCCACCAGCCCAGTAACTGTGCTGGACCCGGTAATGGTCATACGGGCATTTCAGGGCGCCTGAACATGAGCCAAACGTATAATCTTTCCAGTGAAACTCAGGTACCGCGCCGCAATCAGGGCATTTCTGTAATTTCATTGGGCGACTCCGCGACACTCCCTCAGGAGGTTTTCAAACATCATGCGGATACGGTTCGCGCAGCCAAACGGCATGTCGTTAAAGCGCCACAAGGCCGCGCCGTTGCGTAGGCCGCTCTGGACAATCTGACCCGCTCCATGCAGCTGGCGAAGCTGGCCATTCACTGACGACATACCGCGACCCAGCGCAGTGGCGATTTCACGCGTAGTCAAATCAGAATTAGCTTTGAGAAATTCGATCATCGTGATTTCACCGTTGTATTGTGTTTTCCTGGATTTTGTTGTTTTCATTGAAAAAACTCCTTAGCCCCTGAAACCCTTAGGAATATCTGCCTGAACTTTGCCGCTAAAACCGAGATTGCCACCGGTTGTGAGATTTACCGGGCACAACTTCAGCACCAACTCAGGCCATTTACGATGTAGCGTCGGCATGTCCTGAACCTTTCCGCACCACCACTGGTCGCGCTGAATACGCTCAATCATGGTGCGGATTTGGTCGTGGCTGCAGCCGTGCTCCTGGCGAAGTTGACGAACTGCCTGTGCCCAGCGAACAAAATTTGGTTCCTTCGGCTTTGCCAGACAGCCGTCGAATTCTGCGGCGCGTTCGTACATCTCGATGATGGTCGACCAGAACCACATCGCGAGATCGAAGTCATCATCGGTAGCCAGGTTACTGTCTTCGGTAGCATCAGGAATGTTTGCTTCCGGGATGACCGGTTCACGTCCTGACTCAGCAAAGTTATCCACAGGAAGAATCTCTCCCGCGTGGTTTTTATGATCTGTATGTAGTGATCTGCTTTTAAGATCTGTATAGAGATAGGATTCGGCTTGAGAGCCGTTTCCAGGATTCGGCTCTTGGGCCGTTTCCATTCGGCTCTTGGGACGAATGCATTCGGCTTGAGAGCCGTTTCCATTAATTTCAATCACTTGCTTAGATTCGGCTCTTGAGCCGTTTCCATTCGGCTCTTGAGCCGAATCCATATCTTTCAATGGTTTATTTGAATTTCCCCCTTGTGGGAAAATCTTGGCAATTAACGCTTCCTGATCGACGCGGTAATGCTTCTTCGGCGTGCCGCTTACCTGCCGCAATTCTTCCTCAATAACCCCCGCCAGGTACTGCTCTGTAATCTTGAACATTGCCTTTCTGACCACGTCGCCGTCTTTAGCGCGGATCTCTTTCGCAAGCGCTGCGTGCTCTTTGTAAAACCAGCCATTTTCCAGACTCGACTTGCCCGACCAGAACACCAGCTGATTGAGAATGGCCGCCAGCAAATGCTGCTGCCTGTCTCCTGCAAAGAAATCCAGATACGGTCCGGGGATCGTTATGCAGTTCCCCTGCCCAGACATGGCCTGAACAATTTCAAACACCTGATTGTTCATACCGAAACCTCATTGTGTAACCGTAAAAACTCTCTCAATCCCACCCAGCCAACAGCCCCGCAGGCTTTGCGGTAGGAAACATCTTTCTCTGTCGCTGTGAGTACCGTCACCATGTGGCCTTTGTGTCTGTGCTGGAAGCGAGAACCGGCCTTAGGGATGCCAGTGCCTGCACAATCTCCTTCAGACGGCTCATACGCCGGATAAGCCCGTTTCAGGCGAGCAATCAATTCAGCAGCAGACTGGGTACACATAGTCACCTCCAGAATCAGTGGTATTTCGTTACTTCAACAGCGACAGGCTGATACGCCTTGCTGTATATGGCTTCAATAGCGTCGTCGTGCGCATCAATAGCCGTTCCAATGGCATGCTGGGCCGCCAGCAATGCCCGACGCTCGATCGTGTCGTAGATGCTCAGACGATGACGGATTTCACGCGGCAGAACGCGCAGGATTGACGGAAGCAGCAGGCGGATTTTCTCGCGCTGCTGTTCGGTCTCACCCTTTAGCCAGCGATGGAAGATATTCTGCTGATTGGCCCACGCTTTCCCCGGAACCAAGCGAAGATCAGTCCCACCTGAGCGCACATACTCTTCAGTAATGGCATTAGCTGCATATGCCTGACCGACTTCAGCAGCCCAGGCCAGCAGAACCATCTCAACGTGCTCGTGTTTGATTTCCATTAATCAGACTCCTTCTGTGCTGTAGCCGTATTATTCTCAGGAAGGCCACTGGTTGGGTTTGGGTGAAGATCAGGACGCAACTCATGCGGAGTAATTCCAGTTACCTCGTAAACCTGAATTACGCGCTTTGGTGGAACCTGCCCCTGGTACTTATGAATCCATCGACTCAGCGACGACGGTTTAATGTTCAAGGCAAGCGCAAGCCGACGTTTGCCACCTACAGCTGTAATTGCCTTATCAAGACCTGACATGTGAACCTCTCGTTTTAGCCATTGTGCAATTATATTGAGCTAATGGCTAAAAAAAATCAACAACAAGAAATTATTATTGTTTTAGCCAGTGGCTTACAATTGTTGCTATGAAGACAGAAACCCAGCATGAATCAGGCGTAAAGCCACAAAGCACGCTTGCCGCAAGACTTGATGAGTTGATGAAACTGAATCATTGGTCTCGCACAGAAATGGCGAGGATTGCGGGAGTTAGTCCTACCTCTGTAACCAACTGGTTTAAGAGGGAAACCATTAGCAAGGAGTCAGCAGCCAAACTAGCTAAGGCCGCTAAAACCTCGCTCTCATGGATACTTACAGGAGCAGAGGAACTCGGCGGGACATACACCGAAGACGAAATTGCACTTATTGAAGTTTTCCGCGAATTGCCTCCTATCGAGAGGCGCAATATGCTGGCTGCATTCCAGATGCGGCTACAAAAACTCAAAGATTTTTACTCTGACAACGTAGATCCGACTACCAGAGAAAAATAAATTCACTTCAATTTCAAAAGAATGCCGCCGATTGGCGGTATTTTTTTAGCCTTTGACTTATCTTTTGGTTGATTTTATTTAGCCTGTAGCTCACCATAAGTGCATCGACACAACGGTGCGATAGGTTAAACGTTCGGTTGGCCGCCTGAAGGCTAAAAATCAACAGGCTTTGCAATGCAGTGAATGCGGCTATGCGCACGCGGCTCAGTTAAGCGGTATCACTCGTTTCTAAAAAGAGTGGGGTGGAAAAGAAGCTGTCGGTACCAGTTGTTAACTGGCTGGTATCACCGGGAGGCACCCGGCACTGCATTGCAAGGTCTGTTAGGTACTCAATACGCATGAGGGTAAGGAGATGATTCGAGACGAAGACAAGCCAGCATGGCGCCGGTTCTGGTTGAAGGTTGTTCCGTTTTTGGTTGCGGTCGCATCGGTAAGCGTTCAGTGCTGGGGTGTTGTATGAGCAGAAATGGCATTCGTTCACTGGTTATTGTTCTGGCCATCTGCCTTGTTGCCTGGTCAGCGACCATTATAAAAATTCTGTATGTTACGGGGGTGTTTAATGGCTAATTTTCTGCAAAGCAACCCGATGGTTAAAGCAGCTCAAAGCAAACTCGCTATTGCGCAATTTATTGGTAACAGTGGCATGTGGTCTGATGCCATGGCGTCAATAAAAGATATTCATGAAGCAGCAAAGCACGAAGAAGACCATATGTTTTGTGGTCGCACGGATTCACTTTCCGGACTTCAATTTCGGGACGTAGTTTTAAATTACGACCTGTACGGGGATTTAATTTCCGTCGATGCTGACTTGCTTACAGGGCAATATAAAGTAAATACCGAAGTTTCATTTTAATTATCGAAAAAATGAATTAATGCCTTAAATGGCAGGTATCCACACACCTTAATACAGGAATAAATATGGAAACCGAAACACTCCACTGCTACAGCTGCGGCGGCTCCTTTGCACGCGAAGAGTTGCAGTATCGCCCCATCGGAAAGGGTGCATACCGTAAGCAAGCCTATTACTGCCCTGTATGCAATGAGAAGCAAAAGAAAAAAGAAACGCTCACAGCTGCAAAGTCATCATTCCGAAACTCATTACCAGCCAGACCAGCAACAGCCCAATTACGGCCTTCGTTCTGGAATAAATAAAATCAGTTTCAGTTAGCAATCCTGCAAAAGGAAATAACAAATATGAAAATAGAATTTATTGATAAAGGTGTAATAGCAACCGCGATTGTCACAAGTACGGTATTCGAATTCCGGCTACACAATCGCGCCGTTGATACTGCTTTATTCCTGGCTCCTTCCGTTCGTTCAAAGCGTAGCGGATTCTTTATTTTAAAAACGGTTATTTCCGGTAAAACACCTCACGTACTGCGCGCATACAGCGCACTTCGCGCGGAGGCTTCTCGATGAGCAAATCTCTAAACGCACGCTGCATCAGACGCTGGGAAGTGGAGTTTAAACCTATCTGCGATTCTAAGGTGAATCCGTTCTGGCGCAAGAGTGACCTCAATGGATACATCCGCGAAGCGGCGCTTACCACAGCTTACAGCATGGTCGAGAGCATGGCTGAACGTAACGCTAAGGTTGACTATGACGGTGAGCCAAACGGATGGTCGCCAGAATTTTCAGCCTGGTATCGGGAGCGCCGGGAAAAGTACCTTAAAGAGGCACGTGACTACCTGGACGAAGAAGCTACCAACGACGAAATAGACGAGGAGATTCAGAACGAGCTGGAGGCCTGGAATGATTGAGAAAACCATTCTCGACATGTGCTGTGGCTCACGCATGTTCTGGTTCAACAAACGAGATACTCGCGCGGTATTTGCTGACATTCGAGCTGAAGAGCACAAGCTGTGCGACGGCCGCCGTCTGGTTATCTGTCCTGACCTCGTTGCTGACTTCCGTGCGCTGCCGTTCGCTGATGCCTCATTTCCGGTTGTTGTGTTTGACCCGCCACATCTTGAGCGCGTCGGACAAACCGCTTGGATGGGAAAAAAATACGGGCGCCTGAATAAAAAAACGTGGCGCGCCGATATCCGCGCCGGATTCAAAGAGGCATTCCGCGTGTTGTGGCCACACGGCGTTCTTATCTTTAAATGGAATGAAACACAGATACCGGTTAGCCAGATTCTAGCGTTGACTGACGAAAAACCAGCGATCGGCCAGCGTACCGGAAAGAACGATAAGACCCATTGGATCATCTTCGTAAAGGAAGGTACAGCATGAGCTTTTTTGAAATTGACTCTCGATTTTTGATGGATACAGCATTTCACCGCCTGGAAATCATCCGTGACGATGGCCTGTATCGCCACCTTCGAATGCAGCAGCCGGGAACGTCCAATTACTACTATGACGTAATTACCTGGCCTGGCTATTTGACTGTGACGGGTGACATGGGAACCTGGACCTTTTCCCGAATAGCGGACATGTTCGACTTTTTTGGTGCCTGGGAAGGTGGAATCAATACCCATTATTGGTCTGAAAAGCTGGAAGCTGGTGCGGGCTGTTCGGCGCGCGAAATGCTGGCGAAAGAGTACAACCACGAAACGTTTTGCAAAAGCCTGAAAGAGTCGCTTAGTGATTACCTGGAGGGTGAGGAAGGCTCAGAACAAGAAGAGGATGAAGACTGGGACGACGATGACGATACGCCAGATAGCGATAAAGCCAGGGTGCGAGAAATTGTCCGTGAATTATGTCGTGCTGAGTTTAACAACGACTTTGAGGCTTACAACGCCGTTTATGACGCTGATTGGCCTGAAAGGTTTAGCGCATGGGATATATGCGACGGCCTGACCTTTAAAACGTATACCAGCCACTTCCGGTGGATTCTATTCGCTATCACTTGGGCAATCAGCAAATACCACAACGCGAAGATTGTTGATAAAGCGATGGGTACGTTTCTGGCTGTGAAAGGCTCTATCGCATAAATAGCATGATACGACTGTAGAAACTGAATGATTTCCAATAATCAACATTAAACCGGGGAACTGATTATAGTTTCCCGGCCATGAGGTTATTTATGGCCGATATTACTCAAGAAGATGAATGGGTGATGGAAAAGGGAATTGTAGCGAAGATGTATATGACTCCCCGGCAAATTAAATCTTACCGGGAGGGACGATGGATCGAGGGCATTCATTATAAGAAGCACCCACCCGATCCAAAAGCTTCAGAAGGAAGGGCGACACTTCTCTACAACTACACCAGGATTAATAGGCTTGTCGGGGAAACTTAATGAATATGCCTGCTGGCGTAGAGCTGCATGGGAAAGGAATAAGGATTAGCTTTCTATATCGCGGCATACGTTGCCGCGAAGTTTTGCGGGGCTGGACTGTATCAAATAGCAATATAAAAAAAGCTGGCAATCTCCGTGCTTTAATTATGAGTGAGATTCAGCAAGGTAAATTTGACTATGCAGAGCACTTCCCTGAATCAAAGGCGCTTAAAAAATTCACCACGACACAAAAAATTAAAACCTTCGGTGAATTATGCAAAGTTTATCTTGATGCCAAAAAGCTTGAGGTGTCAGCTGCCTCATACAGAGGCGCGGAATCACGGATAGCAACACTTTGCGCTATCGTCGGAAGTAATACGCATATTGCGGATATTCAGCATACCGACCTGTTGAATTACAGGAACGTGCTATTAACTGGTAACACCTTTAGCGATCACGCGCCCTGGCTTAAAAGAAAGGGTCGCGCTGTATCCACGGTCAACGGCCTGATGAACAACCTGACTGCGTTGCTCAAGCTGGCGAACCTGAGCGGCTTTATCGAGCATACCCCTCACGAAGGTATAAAGATGCTTAAGCGCTCCAAGAGAGACCCGGATCCGCTTCTACAGAGTGAGTACGAGGGATTTATAAAAGCGCTAACTCCTCGGTATGCTTTGCTCTGGACTACAGCTATCTTTACGGGTCTTCGGCATGGCGAGCTAACAGCTTTAGCCTGGGAGGATGTAGATCTTGATAAGGGTGAGCTTCACGTCAGGCGTAATCAGACAAATGAGGGCCTGTTTGTGCCACCCAAAACAGAAGCCGGGATCAGAACGGTAACCCTGCTTGAGCCTGCGCTGAACGCTTTACGTGAGCAATTCAAGCTAACTGGCGCATTAAGCAAAACCGAAATTACTTTCCACCACCGCGAACATGGTTTAACTGAACAACAAAAACTGCGGTTCGTGTTTATCCCGCCCAAAAACTGGCGCGGGGAAACGAAGTATTATGGCTCTCAGTCTCTGGGGTATAGTTGGGAGGCGGGATTAAAGAAGGCGGGAATCAGGAGCAGACGCCCTTACCAGTCGCGCCACACGTTCGCATGCTGGCTTTTAACTGCCGGAGCTAACCCGTCTTTCATCGCCGGACAGATGGGCCACGAGAATGCGAAGATGGTTTATGAAATCTACTCGAAGTGGATCGGAGAGATGGACCGCAACCAGGTGGAAATGCTGAATAACAGTTTTTCTGACGTTGTGTCCCAAGGGTGCCCCAAACGTAAGGTAGTGGGTATAAAAAACGTTTAG